CGCGCCCACATGGCGGGGCACTCGTCGCGACCCAGCCAGAACACGCGGTCCGCTTCCAAGCCCTTGGACTTGTGGATGGTGGCGAAGATGACCGCCTGGCCCTTGTCGGCAAACAGGTAGTCGATGCCCTGCTCGAGGTCAGGGATGGTCCGGCGACCTTCCTTCAGACCGTCGATCATGAACTGGAGGCAGTCGACCCGGTCCTGGATCGCTTCGACCTTGGCTTCGTCCATCTTGGCCAGAGCCTTCTGGACTTCGCGAGCACGGTAGTCCTCCAGCTTGTCGCTCAGCTGATCGATGTCCCGCGCGTTCATCTTGCGGATCAGGTTCTTCAGACCCTGTCCGATCTCGCGGCCCATGACGGTGACCGGCACATTGGCGCGGATGAAGCGGAACGCTGTGGTGATCAGCGGCGCCGTCTTGCGGGACACGACCAGATCGCCGGGTTGGAAGAACGACGGCTCCCACTTCGTCCCCAGCGCCTCAACCAGACCTTCGGGAGCGTTGTCGGCAGCCTGGATGTGGCTGACCCACTGTTGAGCGTACTTGACCACACTGGTCGGGCAGCGGTAGGTGATGCTCAGCGGGAGGGTCTTGCAGTTGAACTCCTCCGCGATCATGTTCAGCGACTCGCTGTCGGCGCCGCGGAAGCCGTAGATGGCTTGCGCAGGGTCGCCCACCGCCACCAGGCGGCTCTGAGCGTGCATGATCTTCCGAAGGATGGCGCGCTGGATCGGGTTCGTGTCCTGGGCCTCGTCCACGAACACGAAGTCGAACTTGGGAAGCACGATGCCGTCCTTGACCGCGAAGTACAGCATGTCGTCGAAATCGACGCGCATGTCGGCGCACGACCAGTCCAGCAGCTGGCGAGCCAGCTCGATGGCGCGACCGAACTCAGCGCGCTCACTCTCGGGCTCGATGTCGTGGTGCTCGCAGATGTCGATCCACGCCATCTCGGTGTCGGGGATCAAGCACCCGATGCCAACGCCGCGAGCTAGACCGACCAGCTTCTGCGCGAACGCGCCGTAGATCTTGAAGTCGTCCCCGGTCATGTTCTCCTGACACAGGATGCGCAGCTTGTTCATCTCCGGGTTCTGCTGGCGCTTGGCGCGCATGACAGGGCCGAAGACCAGCGAGTGGAAGGTGCGCGCGTTGACGCCGCGCTTCTTCAGCTCCTCAGCGATCGCTTTGTTGAAGGCCAGGAACACCGTCTCGCCTTTGGCGCACTTCATCGCTTCGACGATGGTCGTCGACTTGCCGGATCCGGCGACCGCTTCTACGACCGCGTTGCCAGCCTTGGGGTCGGCGACGTGCGCGAAGATCGCTTCCTGGTACGGCGACCAGCGGCGCGAGGTGTCACGCGCTTGCTCGTTGATGTTGTCGGCGTAACCCTCGTGGGGCTTAACCTTGGAAGCGTCGAAGTTCAGGGTGGCCATGTGATTGCTCCTTGTTCGGTACATACCTTCTAGGAAGGCATTCGAACTGATGCAAGCGGAAAATGCCGGCAAGCCGATTTATTTGCCGCGGAGCAGCGTGCCGATGCGTTCCTGGGCGTCCATCCAGAGCGCTTGCTTCGTCTCGTACAGCAAGCGCTCGTTGGCGATTACTTCACGGCCTTTTGACTGTTCGACCGCTTCCTGCCACTTGCCGAGATGGAAGAACGCCTCCTTCGACAGGAGCAGCGCTTCCTCGTTCAGCCGATTGGCTTCGTGCAGATCAGCTTCGATGCTCATTGATCGTTCGGCCGAGCGGCCGCTTGCAGAATGACTTCAGGACCGTGACGGCCGCCGCGGACCTTCACATGCTCCAGGACGTGCTCGGCGCCGAACTCGCCAAGCCTTACGATGACGCGGGTCTCGGGACCCGCTCCGAAGTTGAGAACTGCGCTTTTGATGCAGTCGATCAGTTCACCCGCGTTACGAACCATTTCAGTCTCCTTAGCTCTTCAGCTCATAGCCCTGAAGGATGCGTCCGCGGACCCAGGCGGTGAACCAGGCCTTGAACTCGTCCATTCCGAACTCGACGATGGATTGTTGATAGCCCCAGCCGCCGCTGTCGGTGGGGACCGTGAGCCACGCGAACGTGCGGATGCGCCACGGCTTGCGGTTCTGCCGATACATCAGCACCGGCAGCTCTTTGTTCCGTTCTGCGGCAGCGACGCACTGCGCCCACCACGTTCCGGGGGACAGCGCCTCCTGGCGCTTCACCTCGATGGACAAGCCGAACGTGTTCGACAGATCGTTTCCGCCAACCGCGGACTGGTTTTGATTGCGCTGAATCATCTTCAGCGCCTTCTCGACCTCCTCCTCGGGGCTGTTGAGGCTGCGCATCACGTCCACGGTGATGGCGGTCAAGATCTTGACGATCTCGCGCTCGCCCTCGGCGCCCTTCTGGCGGATGTTGATTGTCATGACGTCCCCTGTAAACGGATGCTGGACCCTAGTGGCTCACGCGCCATATCGCAACGGCTAAATGCCGGGGCGGTCGTGAAGGACGCGCATGGGGTCGTACGCCCACTGAAGAAGCCCCTGCTTGACCACAGGGCTCGCATCGCCCTTCGTAATCAGCTGAGTCCGCGCGAACCGACCCCATCGCTCGCCGTACCGCTGCCAGCGACGAATCTGATGCGCGTCACGCGGGTGACGTCGCCCCGCATGATATCGGCAGTACCAGTGGAACCATCCCAGCGGATCCTCAGGGAAGATCCAGCCGTTGGCCAGCCAGGCTTCATACGTCTCGCCTGCGCGCACGCCGTAATCGTTGGCCCGCTTGTCGAACGGCTTGCGGTTGAGCTGGGCATGATACCGGACGTCAGGCGTCAGACCCAGGAAGTCTTCGGGATGTGTAGCGTCTGCGAAATAGTTCCCGCCGAAGACGCCCCGCTTGAGCATCTCAACTGGCGTAAGGTGAGGAGCGAAGGTCATTCAAACCTCTGATAAATAGCCTTCATCATGTTGCCGATGATCCAAAAGGTCTCTTTCGGACCGGTGGCGCCGTTCGTGCCGACGTAGGTGTTCGTCGTGGTACACGACTCGTCGCCGTCCTTGACATGCGTGGCCATCACAACCGTGATCGCTTCCACGTCTTTGACTTCGCCAAGATCCATGTCCAGGAGAGCAGCCTCAAGCGCCTCGCGCGGAGTCCACCTGTCTGCTCGCTTCAGCAGCTCACGTCGCTCAGCGAGCTGCTTCTGGCGGCGACGTTCGGCAAGCTCATCCATTCCAGAGCACCATCCAAACCAGAACCAGGAAGCCGCCGACCGCTGCAAGGCTCAGCCAGTCGGCAAGGGGCAGGATGCCCCACAGCTTGCGGAGCTGACGGCGGAGCCAGACCTTCACCACGGTCGGGATGCGGAGCGGCAGACCGCGACCAGTCCACTCGAAACCGCCACGCACTTCCGCGTCCGACCGAGCTTCGACTCCGAACAGGTTCCGTTCGTGGATGACATGCCCGCCGACCTTGTCCCGGATGGGATCCCGCTGGCGACCGTCGACCTCGCGGGTGCTCCCGCCGTACGCCGACGTCTGATAGGGTGCCTTGGCGGGCAGCCGTTCGCGGGCCATGCCGCCTCCGTAAGCTACTGAACGCATGATGTTCTCCTGACAGGTTTGCATGAAAGAGAGCCGGGCGCAACCGTCAAGGCGCTTCGGCGGTTTCGGCGTAGTCGTCCAGCTCCTTGTTGAGCTTCTGGAGGAAGTCGGCAGGATCGTCCACGCAAGGGAAGACCGCGAGGACCCATTCTTTGAGGATGGAATCCCACACCACCTCAACGTCGTCGATGTAGATCTTGTCGGCGTTGATCTCATCAACGTAGGGACCGTTGATACCGACGCTGCGATCCGGACCTTCCCACGTCGCAGTGAACTCGACGCGCACGGTGCAGGTGTGCTCACCCGATTCGTATTCGTACTCGAACTCGCCGTCTTGTGAGTAAGCCATGCTTCCCTCCTGTGATGCGTCCATAATAGACACATCTGCGTTCGAGTCAAGCGATGCGTCGACACAAAACACCTTTTTCGGTCGTTTTGAATCGCCAGTCGGCTTTTGGCTCGCTGAGCAGCTTACGCGCCCCAACCTTATAGTTCGCGCTCAAACCGCGGCAAGTCGAAGTTGATTTTAGATGCTTAGCCGATCCAAGCGGGATGCTAGCGATCTCGCGGGTGATTGGCGAGACAGGGTAGGTGCGCGGAGCGTTGTCGGGCATTCGCTGAACACATACGTCAGCGCCTTCAACCCAGGACCGCCACGTCGCTTCGGGTTCGCCAAGAAGCTGACGGGCAGTCTTGAACCGCATACGAATCGACTGTGGCGTTCCACCTTGGAACCGCTCAATCTCGCCGACCGACATAGCTGCGATCCGCTTTGAGATTTCAGACACGCGCTGATCTTCGCGCCGCATCGCTTCGATTGGCACAGCGACTGCGAGGTAAGCACGAATCACGTCCTGGGTCACCTGGAACGCTTGCGCGAGGCCAGGGCACGCTGCTTCCAGCACCTTCTGCGCCTCCCGCGTGGCCACCCGTGACAGCTGAGTGTGCTTCACAGCAGCTTCTCAAGGAGCTTGATAGTCTTCAGGTGGCCCGACCGCTTCTCTTTCAGCGAGCGGCGGACAGGGGTCATGCGGCGCCCCGCTAGGCCAGCAAGCTGAACGTCAAGCTCGCTAACCCTGCGGCGGTGCCACGTCAGGCGATCCATCACCTGCTTGATTGGCGGGAGGCGCTTCACCAGCGAACCGAATGGAGAAGGCGAAAACCCGTCCACCCCTTCTGGCGCATGATGCGCTTCGCTTTGCGCTTGGCCGCCTCGCGACCGCCGAAGACGTAGAATCTGACGCGCTCACCGGTGCAGTGCGCCTGAGCGGTCCAGTGACGGAAGGGATTCAGCATCGTATCTCCTATGCGTTGCCGATGTTGTTGATGAGTGGAGCGCCAATGAAACTAGCGAACTCCTGGTCGTTGACCACACGAACGCCCTGAGGGAACATCTCAGGATCGCCGCTATCGGTCGGGCTGATGCCCAGGTGGATCAGATGGGCCATGCGCTGCGCGACGTCAGGACGTACCGGCTCGCGGTGAGTCACCGGTCCATGGTGGCCCCACATGATGGAGGTCGAGTCGCCGTTGAAGAGTAGGACACGATCGTCGTTGCCCTCAGACTGGACGACCCATGTGGCCGCCCATTCGGTCTGCGATACGCGCTCGACGTGGTACAGGGTCACGATCACAGTCCGAGTCTCCGCTTGAGCTTCGCCTGTAGCTCTAACAGACCTTGCCCGTTGAGTCCACCGACAGGACGGATGTTCGAGTGGCCTTTGATCTCAAGACCCGTGGCCGCAGCGATCCAGACCAGTTCGTTGTGAGTGAACTCGTCAGGGTCGTTGGCCGGAGGGATGGGCGACTTCATCAACTGACCCGTTTGATGCGGTATCCGAGTTCGGACCCGCTCTCCTGCTTGAGGCGCTTCTGGATCTTGAGCGCCGCAGGGTGCCCGAGCAGCTTCTGCCCTTCGTCAGGAGCGACCCGAACACCCTTGTCAGTTTCGACGATGTATCGGGCGCTCACTTCCAATCCTCCTCGGGAACGAAGATCAGCGAGCCCCACATGACCGCCTCAATGCGGGGAAGCGGTGTACCGTCGGGCAGACAGTGCGAGATCCACGAGTGGACTGCATCGCGCGCCACTTTGTCGACCACATGCTGGGGCGGATTCGCACCTTCGACATAGAAGGACTTGCCTCCGCCGAGCAGCATAGGCTCTTTCCCGGGCCATTGAATCGTGACACAGAAAGAGCGAACCGGAACGTCGGCCATCAGTCCAGCCTCGTTTCGACGGTCGCGGCGATGCCGTAGTTGGCCAGCACGTCTTGGAACGCGCGGCAGCCGGCTGCCTTGATGTCCATGTCCTGGCCGGTGAAGAGCCCGACGTACGACCAACGCCAGCCGCCAGTCTCGCTGCGCGAACCGAAGTGCTGCGCACCCTCAGCCAACGTGCGAGGTCCGATCTGCTTCTTGTCGTGCAGTTCCTGGCGCTGCTTCATCTGCTTGCGGCAGTAGTTCGCCAGACCACTGTTGCCGGAAACCTTGACCCAGGCGAAGCCGCAGTTCATAGGCTGCTCGGTCATCCCGAGCTGGGCCTTCGCAGCGGCCTTGTGAGCCTCGTCGAGAATCTTTCCGTAGTCGAGCAAGGGTGCCTCCTTGTTTGCTCTAGAACTTACCCCTACGACCTTTCGGCCGCAGGGGCAAGCGTCTTGTTGGTCGGATCAGACCGTCATGCTGTTGAAGGCGTCGGCGTCGGTCAGCGGGCGAACCTCCTCGATCTCGCGACCGAAGTACTCGAGGTTGAACCAGTCCCCGTGATCCTCGAGGATCTTGAAGGTGCCCGATTCGGTGTCGACCGACGAGTACTTGAAGTACTTCCGGTTGAACTCGATTCGGGTCTTCTGCATCCCCAGGCGCCGGAGCAGGTTCGTCATCTGCGCGGCCCGTTCGTCCGCTTCGCGATAGTAGCGATCGTCAACGGGGTTCTCCGGGAGTTCCGCCTGGATCCAGACGCGGTTCTGCTTCTTCATTGTGCTCTCCTTGCGCGGCACTGCGCCGCACGACCTTTATCGCACGGTTCGGAACTGATTGCAAGCGATTAGTTCACAATGACCACATTAGGCCACGTGCGGGCTCAGCGGCATCAGCCAATAGGTGCGGCGAATCTCGCTCAGCCCCGCGCGGCTTCGGTGCGGATCCATCACCATGTCGCGGCCGCTGTACACGACAATGTGAGGAGTGCCGCGCTCGGTGAACCCGTCGACCATGTACACGCCCTTCCTCGGGTACCAGCCGTCGAAAGCGATGCACTCGATCGAGTGGAAGCCTTCAAGCCAGAGATCCATCTCCTGCCGCCACCCGGCTTCGTACTTCCGTACGAAGTTCGGGATGTCGCTGTACGGGATGCCGAGCACATGGCTCAGGCAGCAAACGAGGCAGTCGTCATCGTACTGTTGATCAATCATCTTCCGCGAGTCTCCTGAGGAATGCCGGTATAGAGGAGCAAGCCTCCGCTGTAGAGGGCTCCTGGGCGGGTTGAGGCGGCGCATCTTGTGTCTCCAGCGGCAGCATGTATCCGCCGTATTCGTGGTCCTTCCCGTCGACCCAGGGCACAAGGCCGTTGGCCCGCATCAGAGGGTATGTGGTCCAGACGTGTTCACACGCCAGGCGCACCTTGCGCGCGTGCTCCTCGTCCTCGGGCGAACGGGTCACAGGCCCCAGGCCTGACAGACCCGCTCCATCGTCCAGAAGCGAACGGTGATGTCTTCCATCATGCACCTGTAGCGGACACCGTCCGACTCGAGCTGGGACTCGGCAAGCCGAAGCAGCTCAGTCCTCACTTTCATGGTCGCGTCCATCCGCTCCTCGCTCACGATCATTGCGCCCCTCCACGGCTGCGATGGCTCCCCGCATCGCCTTCACGATGTCATCGCCCGGCCCAAGGTCAGGGCGGACTTCAGTCCAGTAGTACAGCGACTCGCGAGCACACGCAAGCGTGTACTTGACCGCTGGGCTAGCGCGCTGGCCGCCGACCTTGCGCCGCGTGATCCAGATCGGATGCACGTCGTCCCGCACCTTCACGACGACCTTCAGGTCGCAGTACCCAGGATGCGGCCCTGCCGGCAAGCGTGATCGCCAAGGACGCTTCATCAGAACATGCGCCGGCGCGGTTTCGGCACGGGTTCGCCAGGAATCTGGCTGCTGAAATAGACCTCTTCGCCCGGACTGTCACGAGCGAGGTCGGCAGCAACACGGCGTTCAGCCGCGTCCTGGTCGACGCCCCACGTTGACAGCTTGCGCCCGTAGGTCGTGTGGACAGTGAACTTCTTCATTGATTCATCCAAACCTGAATGTCAGTGCGGCGATAGCGAATGGGCGAGCTTTTCCCTGTCCCAAGTTTGATGTACTTGGGACCCTTCCCCTTATGCCGCCAGATTTCGAGTGTATTCGGACGGATTCCGAGGATGTTGGCGGCTTCATCGTTGGTAAGCAGGTCCTCAGACGGACTGATTCTTCCCAAGTTCAGGATTGCATCCGCCCGTAGCCCTGCGAGATGCTCTTCAGCATCATCGGGGTCGGTGTAGAATATGCCGTCCCGTGTCCCATCAAGCGCCACGACATAGAATCCGCCGCCGTGAATGCGGCTTCGTTCGGCGACAAACCCTCTTTGCAAGATTCGAATGATCTGTTGTCTGTCAAACATCAGATGGGTTCCCTTTCGAGGGTTTCGACAGTGACGCGATAGTTCCGATCACCGATGCGAATCTCGGCGACCGTCGTGGCCATCGCCTTGTCGCGCGACAGCTCACGCTCAGCATACGGCAGCCAGTCGTCAAGACCGCTCATGAGCATCTCGAGAAACCGGTTGGCCAGCTGAAGATCGGTCGGAGGCGGTGGTCTGCGCCGCGCTTCCGCCTCCTTCGTATCGACCACGAAGTCAGGATCGTCGGTGTTAGGCGGCAGACGCCCGATGCTGTAGGGAATGCCCATGTACTCCATCGGCGCAGTGCCAACCGCATACTCGCCAACGCCGCCGAATCTCAGCAGCGCCTCGGCTTCCAAGCGAGCTTTCGAGTACCCTTCGGGCGAAAAGAGGATGTGGCTCGGCGTTTCGCCGGCGATCTGGAGCTCTTGCACCCGGCAAGCCACCCTGTCGCTGATGGGAACGACCGGTTTGATGACGTAAGTCACCCTTCCACCTCCAGGATCTCGTCGAAAGCCGATTCGTCAAACGACCCGCGCTCGGGATCGCCAACGATGCAGTAGTGATTGCCGCGAAGCCAGAACTCGGCCTCGGCATGGTGCTCGATCTCGACGCACTCACCCTCGAGCAGTGCCAGTATCCGCGCCATCGGTGCCTCCTTTGCGCTGTAGATGCACCGACCTTAGGAACGAATGGTGCCGAATGCAAGCGAAAGTTCAGAGCAAATGCACCGACTCCCGACACAGTCGCGGAGCCGGTGCGGTGCCATGCGCCAGCGAACTCGCGCACAGTGCCATCTGTCGGGATGACCACACCTGCCGACACAGGTGCGAAGATGCTTAAGGTGCCACCCGCCGGAGCCGAAGCTCAACGACGGGCGGCTGCGCACGACTGCCGATGTGATCCCGCCCCACCGGGGAGGGCATCCGTTGCGATACGCATGGTGCGGCCAGACGACTTCGGTTCATGTGCCCATCGTCTGCAGTGCCCGAAAGCACCTCCAAGGGGACCGCGTGGCGTTGGGGCAGTGCCGGTATAGGAGCGAACCCCTTCCGCGGACCGACCCTCAGCTTGATTGAACTTCAGCTTTCGCTCCCGTTCGGTTAGTTCACTCGTTGCGTCCAGGATTTAGGGTGGTCTTCCCTGGGCCTGGCCCCGAAGTCCCTTACGGCTGGATCCACCGCTTTCAATCCTACTGGATGCGCGCTCGGAGCCGCAGGGCCCACCGCTTACCTACGCGGCCGCGCGGTGGCGTGCAAGTAGAAAATGCACAGCGATGACGATGTGTTGACGACTATACCGAGGCGGTGAAGACAACAGATGTTAGATTCCGGCTACGGACTGTGTGTATTTTAGAACGAGTGATTTGAAGTGAGTGCTGGATTTTTGCGCGGATGCCGGCCGATCGATACGAAAAGAGGAGGTCGACCCTCGATATAAGGGCCGCCTCCGATCAGTTCGATGTGAGTTGCGTTACGCTACCGACCAGTCGATACCGTCGATCGACACCGTGACGCGGCGCTTGCCCGTGTGGCACTTCAGCAGGTCGATAGCCTGCTGAAGGGTGATCGCGGGGTGCGCGTGCCTGAGCACGGGCCGCTCGGGCTGCTTCAGGGTAGCGACGCCCGACTCGATTGCGCGGAGCAGCACGTCGTCCCACTCCTCGAGGTTGGCGTCGTCCTCGTTCCACATGATGCGGACGGCGTCACGGGTAAGCCACCGGGCGACTCTGAAGGTCACCTCGGCAGCGAACAGTTCATTGCACTCGGCGTCCATGACCCGGGCTCGCACGGTGCGGTCGCCGGGGTCGCACCCGAGGTCGAGCGTCGACCCTTGCTGGGACAGGGCGCGGGTGAGCTGGTCAAAGATGGCGCACATAGGGGTAGCTCCGTAGGGTAGGGGTGAAGGGGTCAGATGTCCTGGACGACGAACTCAACGACGACGTAGCTGTAGCTGTATCCGTCGAAGGTGGGGTCCGCACGCTTGTCGTGCATCAGCTGGTCAGCGATCCACCCATCCGCCCAATCGCGAGCGGCTTGCAGGGTGCTCCATGCGTTGCGAGCCACCTGCTTATTGAAGTCGTGGTCCGCGTGAATCTCGGCCACGTAGAAGGCGGGGTGGGTCAGCTGGGCCATGGGTCGTCCTCCGGCGCTGCATTGCGCATATACATACTCGGATATGGGGGAGCCGATGTAAACCCCAAAAACGCATCGAGCTCGAACTATTTTTGCAGCCGGCTTTTCGGGGAGCAATGCTTCGGCGCCCGCCTATAGCATCTGAAACGGTTGTGCAAGGGGACAACCGTCGAAAATCCGATTTTCGGCAACATTCATTTTTCTATACCAGTACACCGCACCGCCCTCGATCCGGCTGTAGCCGGCTTAAATCGGCCTTTATGTCGATGTGTCGGTTTTCCACACCTTTTCGACTCGTCCAGGTCTGTTTTCGCTTTACAGTTAGGTCGACTTGCTGTAGGCGCGCCTACCAGGCTGAATGGCAACAGTAACAGTTCCAGTTACTGAATAGGCCGGCCGAGACTCGAAGCTGCTAGCCGGCTTGACCCAGGCGGCTCCCCGTGCTAGGTCGATGGGTCGGCTCAGGATCGGATGCGTCGTAGTTCAGCGACGTCGCCGCTCGACGACTCTCCCCAGGCGGCCATCGGCTACCAGGCCGAGCACCGATCGAGGGTGACCACAGTGAGCCGCCAGGCCGCCGACCTCCCTGTAGTGGAGCGTCACCTGTAGTGGACACACGCCTATTCTGAACACCGGTGTAGTGGAGACCTGCCTATAGTGGTGACGCCAGTATAGTGGACACCGCTGTAGTGGACACACGCCGCAGCCGTGTCGAATAAGTTGAGCGATCACCATTACCGATACTTCGGAACCGATGCTCGATATGTAACTATCACAGCCCTGTCAGACCTATAGTGTAATGGAACTGGCCCGAAACAGTGGTAGGCAAGTAGTTCGTAATGGAACTACTGACGAATACAGAAGGGGTACCCTGAAATACTATACTATGCAAATACATTATTACCGTTATAGGGAGGTGACCATTACACCATTACACCATTACATCGAATAGAGGCCGGCCGCGGGTTGTAATGGAACGCCCTTGTATAGCACTTGTGATCTTTTCATTAAAGCCGTATGTAACGCGCCGCCTACCCTTCCCTCCGTTACAGGTATCGTCATGTCACAAATCCACGCGCTACGCGAGCGTCTGCTCGACCCTACCGTCACACCTGCTGAGATGCAGCAGTACACCGCACTGATCAACGCCAGTGCAGTCCAGAACAACCTTCTGCACCTGCCGGACCTAAACTGGTTCGTCGACGACAACATGCTCCTCGACTACTGGCGCGCCTGTGACTGGTGGCCGCGTGACCTACCCGCTCACCCCTGCCCCACGCTGCCGGACCTCGCCATGCAAGCTGGCTACCTCCACGGTCAGCAGCCCAAGCGCTTGTGCGACCTGCTAGCTGAAGCAGGTGCGCGCTGTGCCGATGCACTGGTCGCAGCGAACCGCTGTGTGGTCAACCCGAACGAGTCCTGGGAAGCACGTCAGAAGCGGCTCAACAAGGAGCGCGTCAACCGTCACAGGGAGCGCAAGAAGGCCCAGGCGGGTGAGGTACCCGCTACGGGCGACAGCGGGGCGGCTGTAGCCGCAGGGACGGGTGACGGGGTACCTGTGCGCGAACCGGCTGGCACTGCCGCTGTGCGGGCGGCTACCGAGAACCTAGCTGCGCTCAAGGCCGCTCGGAACGCGGAGCTGGAGCAGATCGACGCATGGGTCAAGGAAGCGCATCAGGAAATGCTGCGCCGCGCAGACGTGCGCAAGGCCCAGCGCGAGCACTGGGCCTTGCAGATTGCTGAAGCTGAGCGGGTGCTGCGCGACGCTAGGTGACCACACGGGTCGCCAGACGATGCGCATCACCGCACTTCGATTCGTTCGCAGCGCGGGAAGTGGTCCTCCTCGACCGCATACAGGGGTCCGTCAGCACCCTCGCAGCCGTATCCGACCAGTGCCGGCGCTTCGGTCGGCTCGTGTTGGAACGCCAGCTTGCCGAGAAGCGCAGCACACGACGTCAGATACAGCACCGTGGCGGCGGTCACCATCACGGTGAACCAGTTCCGGCGGTTGTCGAATAGGGTACGCATAGTCAGCAGTCCTCCATCGCTGCTTGAAGCTTCGCCAAGCACTCATGCGGGTCGCGATCGACTTGGTCGGCGGTGATGCACGCCAGTTCGTACGCGGTCTCAAGCTCGTCGGTGTAGTCGAACCCGAACCGGGTACACAGGGTCAGGAGGCCTTGCAGCATGGGTCAGATCCCGTAGTGGATGGCGTAGAGGGTGAGGGTCGTGTAGCTGACCCGCGGGCGGCTCAGGAGCCAGGCGGCGAACTCGTTGTCGCCAGCTTCCATGGCGGCGTGGATGATGCAGCGTCGCAGGGTGGACATGCTCAGGCTCCCAGGAGTTCGCGGGCCAGGCGATCGGCAGCGCGACGCACCTGGAAGAAGTTCGACTTGGACATAACGGCGATCTCGTGCTCGACGTACTCGCGCTCGGTCATCTCGCTGTACATATCCAGCTTGGCTTGCATACGGTCGGCCATCTCGGTGTTGCCGACCTTGCGGTGATTGGCGATGGTGGCGGTGAGGTCCGCGATGCGCTGTGCTTGGCTGATCATGGGGTAGCTCCTTGTGATGCGCCCATACTCCGACAGTTCGAAACTGGATGCAACATCAAAAATGCACCTGTCTCGAACTATTTGCACTCTCGATACTGTAACAGGCACTGCTACAGATTCAGTCACGCGGAAGCCGGCAAGGTGTTCCCCTGCCGGCCCCCGGTGCGTTTCTGGTTGTTGACCTCAGGCGTTGAACTTCCTCCACTGGTAGAACTCGATGACCGCGTTGTTGGCGTTCCAGCCGGCGGTCTCGGCCTGGGCGCGGACCAGCTTGGCGGTGGGCTGCTCGCCCTTGGCCACCACACCGTCCAGGAAGTCCCAGATCGCGCGGCACTTGCCGCCGACCGACGGGCGCTTGATGCCGTTGCGCTCGGGACGGTCCTTTTCGATCTTCAGACCCGTGCCGGAGTGGCGGTCGGCCTGCTTCGACTTGGTGGGGCCGAAGTCCTCACCGCACCCCAGGCAGCCGTACACCGTCTTTTCGCCGTCCCCGACGCCGTTGCTCAGGTGGACGTCGCAGTGCGGGCAGTGCGCGAGGCCGTGGGCTTCGAAACCGTAGATGGTGTCGGCCGCCTTCTGCAGCTCAGCGCGCATGTCGCCGACGCTCAGCTTGGAGTAGCCCGTCATCCCGGCGGCCTTGCAGGCGGCGCGGAGTTCCGACTTACCCATGTCGGCAAAGTTCGTTTGCGTGGTCATTGTGTGCTTCCTTGTGCCAGACGCACCGTTGCGTCCATGTCCAAGGTGTAGGATAGGCACTAAACGCCGGCAAATGAAAAATGCGTCGGAGTCGAACTTTTTTGCGTCGAGCAGGTGAGGCTTTATATATGCGCCCGATTTCGCGGCGAAAAATGGCGCTTAAACGCATGTTGCGATAACGCTTGCGAGCCGCTAGGGTCGCTGCTGCTTACCAGTGCAAGCGGGGTGCGCGTGAAATCAGAGCAAGAGGTGTTCGACGAGACGTACATTACGTCCGTCGAGGTGTGCCAGCGACTTGACATCAATCGCGCCACCATCGTGACCGCGCGACAGCGCGGCAAGCTGCCCGAGGCGATCGTGATACCTCGACCCGGCGGACAACCGTATCTTCTTCTGTGGCCCCGCAAGGTGGTCGAACCGATCCTCAGCGAGTGGCAGACCGAGCTTGACGCCTGGCGGGCGGCCCGGGCATGAGGGGCGATAGTGGATACGAGGGTCAGCCTGTAGTGGTGACCGGTGTAGTGGATACATCGGTGCCGGGCGGTGTAGTGGTGACCGGTCTCCCCGCTGTAGTGGAGACCTCGATCAACGCCTATAGTGGAGACCCGTCAAAGTGGACGCGGTTGCCTGAGGTGCTGCGCGAACTGCCACAGTGGGCCGTCGCCGGTGCTGACAAAGCGCCGATGGCGCTTGGCCCGAACGGCAAGCTGCGGAATGTCGCTGTCACCCGCCCGAGCGAGTGGATGACGTTCACGCAAGCGTGTCAGGCGGCATGGGACAATCGGGACACGGTGACCACACACATCAAGGACGGTGTGCGCATCGTCAAGAAGGGATTTGACATCGGGTTCTGCATCACCGAATCGGACCCTGTCAGCTGTATCGACCTGGACGTCAAGGATGCCAGCACGCATCCCGGCAAGCCCGAAGTGTGGACGACGCCGGACGACTTCCAGCTCTACACGAACATCGTCCATCATTACGACAGCTACACCGAGCGCTCGCGCAGCGGTAAGGGTCTGCACATCTGGATCCTCGGCAAGATCGGGCGGGGCTTCCGTCGCGGTGGGATTGAGGTGTACAGCCAGGAGCGGTTTATCATCTGCACAGGCGATGTGTGGAAGGATAAGCCGGTCATGGACCGCGAGATCATGCTGCGCAACATGGTCTCGCAAATGCGGCCCATGGCGAAAGAGGTTATCCTTGAAGAGATACCGCCTGAGGCTGACGACTGGTACGTCTTCCAGGTCGCCGCCACCGCTGCGAACTCAGACAAGTTCCTCGCGCTGTGGCATGGGAAGTGGGCCGAGCAGGGGTACCCTTCGCAGTCGGAAGCTGACCTGTCGCTCATGTCCATGCTGTGCTTCTACAGCCTGTCCAATGCGCAGTGCCGACGCATGTTCCGCGATAGCGCGCTAGGGAAGCGTGAGAAAGCGACCAAGAACGATCGTTACCTCAACTACACGCTCAAGACCATCCGCGAGCGTCAAGAGCGGGAAACGAACGTCGAGTTCAGCGCGATTCTGCGCGCTGCTGAAGACGCTGAGCGGGGTGCGCGAGCGGAGATCGAACGCATCCAGGGCGGTGCGCCAGCTGAGGCAATGATCCAGACGCCGTTTGGCGTCCAACAGCCGCGCGTCATCACACCGCTACAGGTGGAAGGGCAGGGGAACCCCGCTGAACCCATGCCCCAGCTAGACGCTGAGCTAGCACAGATGGCGCCCGTAAGCGCTGAGGTGCAAGCGGCAGGGGAAAAGGGTCTGCCATGGCCGCCTGGGTTCGTGGGCGCGCTTGCGCGCTTCATGTACTCGAACAGCTGGCTTCCCATCAAGGAGGTGTCGGTCGTCGCAGCGCTTGGCCTGATGGCAGGGATCTGCGGCAAGGCCTGGCACATTCCGAAGTCAGGCTTGAACCTGTATATCATCCTTGTGGCACGGTCGGCCATCGGTAAGGAGGCGATGCACGACGGCATCAGCACCGTGGTCAACGCTTGCCTCCAATCGTACGGACCTTTCACGAACTTCGTAGACTTCAATGAGTACGCATCAGGACCCGCACTGGTGAAGGCTTGCCTAGCTGCGCAGTCGTTCGTGAACGTGAGCGGTGAGTGGGGACGTCGCCTTAAACGGATCGCAACCGAGGACGGGCGCGACGGACCGCTTCAGACCCTGCGCACGCAGATGACGAACCTGTACCAGAAGTCAGGTCCGACCAGTATCGCAGGGGGCATCAGCTACTCGAGCGCTGAAAACAACGTCGCATCGGTCGCCGGTGTAGCGTACAGCATGATCGGTGAGACGACACCCGGCACCTTCTACGAGTCGCTCACTGAGAGCATGATGGAGGACGGGTTCCTGTCGCGTTTCCTGATCGTCGGGTACGACGGGGACAGACCTGACGAGAACCACGCTATCGTTAGCACGCCCGACGATGCGCTGCGCGACTACCTCGTCCACATGGCAGCACAGGCGCACCGCTTGATCGCTGCCAATGATAGCCAGCTTGTCAAGCGGACGGAGGAAGCCGCAGCGATCATCACCGCGTTCAGCCAGGAAGCTAACGCGCAGATTCGCAAGACGGACGACGAGTCACGGCGCCAGATGTGGAACCGTGCTGTGCTGAAGGCCCTTCGGGTGGCAGCACTGCTGGCGGTCGGCGATAACTTCAACTTCCCTGTGATCAAGCCCGAGCATATCAACTGGGCGATCCAGCTTGTGCGACGTGACATCGAAATGATGCGCAACCGCCTCAACACCGGCGACGTCGGTACGGGCGATCTGGCGCGTCAGAAGAAGCTCATGCACATCATCCGTGACTTCCGTGACCGGAAGGGTGAGATTCCCAAGTCGTACAAGGTGGACGAGCGGATGCGCGCTAACCACATTGTCCCGCGTCACTACCTCCAGATGCGTGTCCAGCAGCAGGCGGCGTTCTATAACTACAAGCTCGGCCTGGCCAAGGCGCTCGACGATACCCTGCGCCAGTGCGTCGACAACGGTCACCTTATGCCCGTCAAGTCCGACAAGCTGGTCGAGGGGTACGGGTTCCACGGACAGGGGTATCGCATTCTGGAGATCCCGGATTACGATGCGCAGTCGGAGCGCTGACATCGGTGTGCATTAAGGGGCTTGCCGGCCCTGTAGCGCTTCGCTAAGCTCCAAACATCAGTTTGACCCTTTGATGAGGATACCATGAGCTTGCTGCTCCTTCAGCACTTCCGCCGAATGCAAGGGCGGATGCAAAACTACATCCTTCCTGAAGCCTATATGGATCGAGAAGGCAACCGCGTCAAGCACCCTGTTCAGTCGCACACCGAGGCGGAACGCGAACAGCTCTTCGGGCAGCGCGCGGTCCTGTTCGCCAACGACATGATTTTCGATCTGGACGGTCCCGAGCAGCGCGCGGCGGAGGAGGAAGCGGCGTTCGACTACGTCGCCGAGACGGAGCTGACCGCTTCCAACATGGACGGGCGGCATCAGGTGACGCGCGACGAGCTGCGGAGGGCTTTCGTTACCTTTGCTGAAGCAGCTGAGAAGCTGGACCTGTTCAAGAAGGCACTGTTCCGCGGCCGCAACCGTGCGGCTGGTGAGATCCCCGGTCTACCTGCGCTTCCCGACAACGTCGCCGGCCTGGTACTGACGGACGGCCACTGGTCCAAGGAGGACTTGGACCTGCTTCACGGGATCATCGGCGTCGCCACGGAGTCGGGCGAGATGGCGGAGATCGCCATCAAGTACCTGAACAACGAGCGCCCGGATGTGGTCAACGTGCGGGAGGAGATCGGCGACGTGCTGTGGTACCTCGCGCGTCTGGTCAAGTGGGCCAGCACTTCGTTCTTCGCCGAGATGCGCCGCAACATCGCCAAGCTGCGCAGCCGCCACGGGGACGCCGGCTTCAGCGTCGAGGGCGACAAGCACCGCGACCTGTCGAACGAGCGTGCCGTCCTGGGCGCCGATGCTGTACCCCTGCGGACGGAAGCGGACCCCGCCATCAAGCTGGCACCTGAGTTCCCCGACGATCCGCACTGCAAGGACGCCTGAACATTTTCGGCTTGCCGGCCTGCGCACATTCGTCTAAAGGTGTGTGCAGGTCAGCAAAGGAGGCACCCTATGACCGAACTGAACACCGCGATCACCCAGGCCGACCTCGAGCGCTGGTACAAGATGAAGCAGGACCTGGCGGAACTGAAGACCGCCGAGTCGCTTCTCCGCAAGCGCATCTACGCGCACTACTTCCCGGCGGCGGTCGAGGGGACGAACACCTTCAACCTCGGCGACGGCTACGACCTGAAGGCCACCCGTGTGGTGGAGCGGAAGGTCGACGAAGGCGAGCTGGCGGCGCTGGAGGCGGCCATCAAGGCCGAGGGTTCCAACCTGCCCAAGCTGCCGCTGCGCAAGCTGGTCCGCTGGAAGCCCGAGCTGGCCAAGTCCGAGTACAACAAGCTGACGGCCGAGGAGCAGAAGCTGTTCGACCGGGCGCTGATCATCAAGGACGGCAGCCCGCAGCTTGAGATCAAAAAGCCCGCCCGACCCGCCGCGTAACCCATCAACCTTCAACGCCTACCCTTTTCCATCGCAACCTCCCGAAAGGAGCACTCAGATGAAACAGAAGCACCTTTTCTCGCTGCTCGACACAACCTTCACCACGGTGGCCGTCGTGTTCTCGAACAGCGCTCAGATCCAGCGGCTGACCGGCCAGCCGCTGCGGATGCCCGACGGCGGCTGGGTTCCCCCGTCGCCGCAGGAGAAGCGGTACATCTACAAGGTGCCGCTGGCCTGGAAGGTGGAGCCTGGCGACCTGCTCCTGGTCGAGTCCCCGAACAGCGGCCTGACGATCGTCAGCGTGATCGAGGCGCACGACAGTCCGCAGATCGACATCGACGCCAACCACGAGTACAAGTGGGCGGCGCAGAAGATCGACCTGTCGGAGTACAACGCGCTCCGGGACCGCGAGGCCAAGTTCAAGGACACGATGCGCGACATCGAACGGGTCAAGCAGCGCGAGACGGTCGTCGAAGACTTCCGAAATCACCTGCCGGCCGACAGCGAGGCGCGCAAGCTGTTCGACAACGCGGTCAGCGCCCTGGCGGCGCCCATCGAGGGCGTCGCGACGCCGGCCCCCTCCGACGAGTCGAAAGCGGGCTGATCGTGAACGTCACCATCATCTCGGATGCGTCCTGGTGCCCGCGAACGAAGGCGGCAGGATACGGGTACTGGATCGCGTGCGAACGCGGCAAGGTGCCCGGCGGCGGTTCGTTGCGCGCACTGTGCAACGGATCGAACGGCGCCGAGATGATGGCCATCGTTCGTTCTATCGCAGACGGTCTGCAACAGGGTCTTATCCAAGACGGGGATGAGCTTCTGGTGCAGACCGACTCCGTCGCAGCGATCGGAGCTTTCAAGCGCCAGCGGAGCGTTGGCGGTGAGGAACTGGTCGCGTTCCAGACCATGCAGAAGCTGATCGAAGGGCGACGCATTCGCCTGAGCTTCAAGCACGTCAAAGGGCACACCGCTGTCCAGGACGCGCGTTCGATCACGAACCGTATGTGCGACATGCGGGCCAAGGCGGGGATGCGAGCGATGCGCGCCCAGCTCCGCGGCGAACCTCAACACATTGACAACCCGTTTGGATGACCACATGAAGCCTATGCTCGCCAGTGACGTGATCGAGTCCAAGCTGCGCTTCCCTCTGATAGCGCAGCCCAAGATCGACGGCGTCCGCGCGCTCAACATGCTGGGCACCTTCACCGGGCGCAGTCTCAAGAAGTTCAAGAACCTGTACCTCACGGCGAAGTTCAGCGTCAGCGCGTGCGTAGGCTTCGACGGTGAGCTGGCAGCGTGGGAAGAGACTCACCCTGACCTGTGCCGCCTGACGTCCAGCGCCACAGGCACTATCAAAGGCGAGCCGTTCGTCCTGTGGTGGCTGTTCGACTACGTCACGGTCGATACCCGCGACCTCCCCTACATCCAGCGCCTGGAGCGACTCACCGATGAGGTTGCGCGTCTGGTGGCTGAGGGTCACCCTGTGGCACCGCACCTCCGCGTCATCCCGTGGGTCGTCGTCCACAGTCTCGATGAGCTGAACGCGCACGACGCCAAATGGCTTGAGATGGGATTCGAAGGGTCGATCACGCGCAACATCAACGACCCGCATAAGCAGGGGCGCAGCACGCCAACCGAAGGAGGTCTCGGCCGCATCAAGCGCTTCGTGGACTTTGAGTTCATCATCGACGAGCTGATCGAAGGTGAGGAGAACCAGAACGAGGCGCAGATCAACGAGCTGGGGCAGACCTTCCGGAGCAGCCACCAAGCGAACAAGGTCGCCAACGGAATGGTGGGCGCGATGCTGGGCCGGACGACCAGTGTGGTCACAGACACCGCCGGCAAGGTGCTCTTCGAGCAGGGCCAGCAGGTGAGGGTCGGCGCTGGCTGCATGTCCCACGATGAGCGGCGCGACTACTTCGCCAACCCTGACAAGATACTCGGGCACATCGGAAAGGCCAAGTTCTTCCCGAAGGGGATCAAGGACAAGCCCCGGTTCCCGACCTTCCAGTCCGTCCGTCAACCCGAGGATATGTCATGAGACTTCAAGCTGCCCCCGCGACCACGATTCCGCCGGTTCACCACACGACCGACGCGGAACTGCTCCGCACGATCGACAGCTACTTCCCCGACGTCACGGGATGGCTCAAGGAACTGCGCGATCGGTTCGCCGAGAAGGTCGATGGTACGGACGAGGCTGTGTCCGGAACTGCCCAGTGCCCGTCGTGCGGCACGCGCGTGAACATCAGCGAGGTCACGTTGTGAAGGAATCGTATGGTGACATCCAGCGGTTCCGTCCCGCCTCCCTGGACCTGATCAGCATCTGCGACGGCATCGTCAGCGACTGGTCGGCCCGCGGGTTCAAGCTCACCATCCGCCAGCTGTTCTATCAGCTGGTCGCGAGGAAGGTGCGGTACGGCCCGCAGCAAAAGGTGTTCGAGAACACCGTCCAGAACTACGACAACATCGTCCAGCTGATGACGAACGCGCGCCTCGCTGGACTCATCGACTGGGATGCAATCGAAGACCGCACCCGAGAGGTGATCGAGCGTTCGCACTGGACCGGCGTCAAGTCGATGCTGGACAGCGCGGCGACGTGGTATCACGAGGACCTGTGGGCCGAGCAGCCCACGTTCGTCCTGGGTGTGGTGGAGAAGGAGGCGCTCGCCGGCGTCTTCGAACAGCTCTTCAAGCCGTGGGACATCCCGCTGCTTCCGGCACGCGGATATCCCAGCGCGACAGCCTTGCGCGACATAGGGAAGTACCGTATTATGGACGACCATCGCGAGATCGTTGTTCTCCACTTCGGGGACCACGATCCCAGCGGGATCGATATGTCGCGCGACCTTCGGGAACGGCTGAACCTTTTCGCCCGTACCGACGAGCTGGGCATCAGCATCGACTTCCGTCGTATGGCGCTGAACATGGATCAGGTTCGGGAGCTCAACCCTCCTCCGAACCCGGCCCGCACAACCGATGCTCGGTACGAGTCGTATCGCGCGCTGTACGGAGATCAGAGCTGGGAGCTGGACGCCGTTTCACCCGACTACCTGCGCGAGCTGATTCGCGCGGAGGTGGAGCCGCTGATCGACTTCGAACAGTGGGACAAGACGAAGGACCGTATCGAACGGCGCCGTGCCGAACTGGTCCGCATCCGTCGCGAGTATAAGGAGCTCGAAGACTAATGAAGTTCACCACGGCTGAGCAAGCCACCGCCACTGGCGGGGTCAAGTGCCTCGTCTATGGCGGGGCCGGCATGGGGAAGACGGTTCTGAACGCAACCGCTCCCGCCCCCATCCTCATCAGCGCCGAGTCGGGCGCCCTGTCCCTGAAGAAGTCGAACCTCGAACGGCTCTTCGGGGTCAACACGCCGGGCATCTGCTATAACATGCCCATGATCGAAGTGAGCAACGTCGACGACCTCACCGACGCGCATCGCTGGTGCTCGCAGTCGGCGGAGGCCCGGCAGTTCGCCACCGTCGGGCTCGACAGCATCTCCGAAATCATGGAGGTGATCCTGAACAACGCCAAGCGCCAGGTCAAGGACCCGCGCCAGGCGTATGGCGAGCTGATCGAAAAGGGGCAGACGCTCGTCCGCGCGTTCCGTGACCTGCCCGGCAAGAACGTCATCATCAGCGCCAAGATGGAGCCGATGAAGGACGAGTTGACCGGTGTGGTCAAGTTCGGGCCGTCCGTGCCCGGGTCGAAGCTGGGTCCGGCGCTGCCGTACTTCTTCGACGAGGTGTTCCGCCTTGGCGTCGGCAAGACGCCCCAAGGGGACGCCTACAGGTTTCTGCAGACTCAACCCGATCTGCAGTTCGAAGCGAAGGACCGGAGCGGGGCGCTGGCTCCGGTCGAATATCCGCACCTCGGCGCTATCTTTGCAAAGATCCAACAGGCTTAAGGAGCCAATCACCCTATGGTTCAACTGAACTTCGACGCCACGCAGGTCGAGCCGGATACCGGCTTCGAGATCGTGCCGGCTGGCTGGTACAACGTCTCCATCGACGAGTCGGAAATGAAGCCGACCAAGGACGGCGGCGGCGCCTACCTCCAGATCCGGTTCAACATCCTGGACGGCCAGTACCAGGGCCGGAAGCTGTTCACCCGCCTCAATCTGCGGAACACGAATCAGCAGACGGTCGAGATCGCCATGAAGCAGCTGAGCGCCATCGCCCACGCTGTCGGCGTTCTGCACGTCCAGGACTCGGGCCAGCTGCACGGCATCCCGCTGAAGGTGAAGGTCAAGGTCCGCAAGGACACGACCGGTCAGTACGAGGACCAGAACGACATCACCTCGTACAAGAACATCAACGAGCAGGTCGACATGGCCGGCGGGGGCGCCCCGCAACAGGGCGGATTCGGCGGCGGTGCGCCTCAGGCGCCGCAAGGCTTCGGCGGTGCGCCGCAGGCGCCGCAGGCGCCGCAGGCGCCGCAACAGCCGATGCAGGCTCCGCAGCAGTTCCAGCAGCCGGCGCAGGGTGATCAGCCCTGGGCCCAGCAGCCGCAACAGCCGCAGATGCAGCAACAGCCGCAGATGCAGCAGCAGCCGCAGATGCAGCAGCAGCCGCAGCAGGACCCCAACGCGGGGGCCCAGCAGCCGTGGCAGCAGCCGCAAGGGGGCGCTGCGCAGCAACCGTGGGCCCAAGCCCCCGCTCAGCAGCCCCAGCCGCCCCAGCAGGCGGCGCAGCCGCCCCAGCAGGCTCCGCAGGAGCAGCATCCCGCCCATTCGGCGGTGCCGCCCTGGCAGCAATAGGGCTAAGCCCGAGGGTCACCGGGGAGCTTCAGCTCCCCGGTGTCTCTAGGCGGCCGGCGGGGCGCTTTCTTGTGCCTCCTTGAACGGGTCGAGCAATCGACCATGCTCCGCCGGCCACCTAGCGACATCGAGGATCCATGCCACACGTTACTCTTGCTTACCAGACAATGGCGCGGATCGATGAGATCATGCGTGCCGACCAGGGCGCCAGCTATCGCGGATGGCTTGGCAAGGTGATCCCGCATATCGGAGACGCCTACCGAACCGATGAGGATGGCCACAGGTCGCACCTCGGCGCGTCCATGATCGGTCAGGAGTGTGCCCGAGCGATCTGGTATAACTGGCGCTGGGTCACGAAGTCGAAGTTCGGCGGGCGCATCCTGCGCCTGTTCAACCGGGGCCACCTCGAGGAAGCACGGTTCATCGCTCTATTCCTCATGATCGGTTGCCGGGTGTTCCAGCAGGACGAGCACGGCAATCAGTTCCGCATCAGCCACGCTGAAGGGCACTACGGCGGGTCAGGCGACGGGGTTATCCTGGACCTGCCTGAGCTGCCGGCGGGGACAGCGGCGCTTGGCGAGTTTAAGACTCACAGCGAGACGTCGTTCGTTGAGCTAGCTGGCAAGCTGCCCGACTGGCGCAAGCATCAGGAAGACCCTCAGCTCTACCCCTTCACGGGGAAAGGTGTTCGCGACGCCAAGTTCGAGCACTACGTTCAGATGCAGCAGTACATGCGCAAGATGGGCTTGCCGATCGCCATCTACGTCGCGGTCAACAAGAACACCGACGACATCTACATGGAGCTCGTGTACCTGGACACCGCCATCGCTGACCAGTTCCTGGATCGTGGTGAGAACCTTGTCTGGCTGCCGGACGCTCCCAAGCGCATCAGCGAGACGCCCGGCTTCTGGAAGTGCCGCTTCTGTGACCACAAGCCTGTCTGCCACATGGGCGCTCCGGCCGATCGTAACTGCCGGACGTGTCCACACAGCTACCCGGCCAAGAACAAGGAATGGCGTTGCCGTCTGCGCGGCGACATGGTGCTGAGCAAGGAACTCCAGCTGACTGGCTGCGACCAGTACACGCCGAAAGACCTGTAGTGCTCCAGGACCGTTCGTACCAGACCGAGGCTGTAGGTTCGATATGGGCCTACTTCCAGAACGGCGGTGTTGGCAACCCCGTCGTGGCCATGCCGACCGGCACGGGGAAGAGCGTCGTCATTGCGCGCTTCCTCCAGTCGGTGTTCCAGGCGTACCCGGGCCAGAAGGTGATGGTCCTCACGCACGTCAAGGAGCTGATTCAGCAGAACTATGAGAAGCTGATGACGCTGTGGCCGTTCGCGCCAGCTGGCGTGTTCAGTGCGGGGCTGAACCGCAAGGACGTCGGCGCAGCCATCACGTTCGCCGGCATTGCGTCGGTGGCGAAGATATACGCCAAGTTTGGGCGCATCGACTTGATCATCATCGACGAGGCGCACCTCGTCAGCCCGACCGATTCGACCATGTACCGACAGTTCATCGCCGGCTTGCTGTCGATCAACCCGTACCTGAAGGTGATCGGATTCACCGCTACCCCGTGGCGGCTGGGTCACGGGCACATCACCGATCCCGTTGAGAACAAGCGGGGCGAGTTCGAACCCTCCCTGTTCACCGACGTCTGCTTCGACATCACGGGTCTTGAAGCGTTCAACCGTTTGATCGCCGAAGGGTTCCTGTGCCCACTGGTACCGAAGAAGACGCAGACGCTGCTCGACACGAGCGGGGTTCACATGCGCGGCGGGGAGTTCATCGAGAAGGAGCTCCAAGCGGCGGTCGACAAGGCGCACATCACTGAAGCTGCGCTCCGCGAGGCGATGGAGGTTGGACACGATCGTCGCAAGTGGCTGATCTTCGCATCGGGTACCGATCACGCGGACCACATCGCTGACATGCTGACGATGCTCGGCATCCCCTGCGGATCGGTTCACAGCAAGCGCGCGGGTCGTGACGAGACCATTCGCGCGTTCAAGAGCGGCGAGCTTCGAGCTGTGGTCAACAATAACGTCCTCACGACCGGTTTCGACGACCCCGAGATCGACATGATCATTGTGCTGAGGCCGACAGCCTCCGCGGTCTTGTGGGTCCAGATGCTCGGGCGTGGTACTCGGCCCCTGTATGCTGGGGGCTATGACCTCACTACACTTGATGGTCGTCTGAAGGCAATCGAAGCTGGCGGCAAGCGGAACTGTCTCGTGCTTGACTATGCCGGCAACACGAAGAACCTCGGACCTATCAACGATCCCGTCGTTCCTCGGCGCAAGGGCCAGAAGGGCGGCACGGCGCCTGTCAAGCTGTGCGAGATGTGCGAAACGTACAATCACGCGAGCGTGAAGTACTGCGGCGGGCAGCCGTTCAAGACGGACATGGGCTGCGGGCACGAGTTCCAGTTTCTGACGAAGCTGCAGATGCAGTCCGCAAGCCAGGATCTGATCAAAGGCGATATACCCATCGTTGAGATCCTGAAGGTGGATCACATCACATTCTCGCAGCACGAGAAGGAGGGCCGCCCTCCTATGATGAAAGTGAGTTACTTCTGCGGCCTTAAAGCGTACGACGAATATATCTGCTTTGAGCATAACGATTTTGCAGGTCGAAAGGCTCGGATGTGGTGGAAAGATCGTACCTCGCTCGACTATCCTGGGTCAACTGAAGCAGCGCTTAAGATGGCGCCCCAGCTTCCTCCGGTCACTCACTTGAGGGTGTGGATCAACAAGAGGTACCCTCAGATTATGGCTCACTGTACTGACGGCACCGCCTTCGGTACGAAGGAAGCTGACGCGTCGCGTCCGCAGATGGATGTCGAAGAGCCCTATGTCCCCGGCCAGTACAAGAGTGACCACAAGTACGACCTGGACGACGACATTCCATTTTAGGCTTGCATTCGCTCAGCGATGCGTCTAAACAGGAATGGAAGCACAAGGAGCGCCCATGTACGTCTCAATCGATCGCGACCAGCTTCGCGTCCTACACGCGCATCAGGTCCCCGGGATCGTTCACGATCTGGTGTACCTCGAGTGCGCGGACGTGGACGTGGCGGTCGTCGCCGACACGTCCAGTGAACTGTTCCTGGAAGACTTCACCGACATGGAGCTGAAGAAGCTCTACATGAACCTGACCGGCGGCAGCGCTGCCCTGTGGGATCCCCTCGCCATTCGGCACGCGCTCGCGACCATCCTGGCAGGGGTATCCCCGACGAAGGTCGACCACGCTGAGCTGGAGGCGCAATGCGAGTACGCCGACACCATCCGCAGCGAGACCGACCGCACGATTCTGAAGTACGCCTACGGGGCCAAGCGACCCGCCCAGGTGCAAGAGCTGTTCCCGATGAGCGCCCCAGCGATGCCCGCGTGGCACGACAGCACACAGCGCGGCGCACAGCGGGCAGCTACCCCGTACACTCCCCCTACCCCTGATCCCAGCAAACCCCGGCCCACAGCGGCCCCACGCGGCCCGCGCACCCCTGGCCCCAGCGCTCGCCCCACCATCTTCCGCGTGGCGGATCAGCTGTGGGAAGAAGCCGGCAAGCCGATGGACAAGGCGGTCGTCCTGGAGCTGCGCAAGAAGATGATGGCTGTGCTGGAAACCGAGCACGGTGTCAAGAAAACGACTTCATCTACTGCGCTCGGTGATTGGATGAAAGACCGGGTCAAATAAATCGCAATCGCCCCCTTGCGCCGGGTTCTTGACGGTGCTAGCGTCCGAACATCCCAGCCCGGGACGTGAAGTTTGAAACTGAAGAAGGAACGAGACTATGCGTAAGAGCATCCTGCCC